CTTTTTTTCATCATCATTTTTAACATATACTTTTTGTTGAGTTGCTACACTATGACCCATAATTTTAGCATCTTCTTCCATTTCTTTTTTCATATCACTATATTTACTAGATAAATATGATTTTCTTATCATAGTACTACTGATTTTTTTATTCATGTATTTCATACTATATTTAGTTAATAATTGAGTTAATCCATTTTTGGAGATTGGAAAGATTACATCTCCTATTTTATAATCATTAAATTTAATATACATTCTTAAAATCTTTTGTAAGTCCTTTGGAATATCAATAATATTTTCTTTGTACTTCTTTGCAGTTTTATATTCATTAAAAATATATTGTAAATTATTTTTTAATTGAACTAAATAATTATTATCTTCTTTTTCTTTATCCGTTAATTTATTATATGTTGTTTTACTAATATAAATTAATCCTGCTAAATCATTCCTTACAGGAATTCTAACTAATGAACTAAAGATTGTATATGCTTTAATTAATTGTCTTTCATTTTGATTTAATGATGATTTCTTTTTTAATGATTTAATTTCTTGTTCCATTTGAGTCAACATTTTATAAATTTCATCAATATCTACAAAATTATCTTTTTGTTTATCACTAATTTTTCCTGATGCCTGTTCGTCTTGATATTGTTTATTTAATTCATCTCTCATTTCTCCATATGTATCAACTAATTCTTTATCTTTATCTAGTGCTAGTAATAAAATAATTACTGCATTATATACATTTCTTCTACTTGTATAATGTAAATGATTTATTTTTTCTTCAACCTTTTTTGGATCATTTAAAAAATCATAATTATCACTATCAAATAATTTCTGTAATTTTCGTAGTTGTGCTTCATATTGTTTTATTGTATTTGTTTTAAGATTAGGACGGAGTTTTTGAATTTTTTCTTGAATGTTAGTCATGATATTTATATAATATAAGATTATTTTAATTTTAAATAAACTTAAATAAAAAAAGATTAATTATGATATAAAGATTATTTGATATACTAATATATAGAAAATAAAATGCCCCTTAAAATATATAAACCCACAGAACTTAAAAAACTAAAAAAGAATGAATTATTATTTCATGCTTTAGATTTACAAGAATTTATTAATATATTTGATAATTTAAATATGCATCTTGAACTAAATAAAGATGATATTGAAGAAACTATATTATTTACTAGATATAGAAAAGAACATTATGATAAATTAGCAACTGATAATTTATCCTTTGAAGATTGGAAAGAAACTCTTTAATCAAATGTAATAGTTGTAGATTTATTTTCAACTTTAAAATGTATCATTTTCTTTTTTGCTTTATTTATGCATTCATAATTATTTATATAATATGCTTCCCTTTCTTCTAGTTCTTTTCTTGATTCACATGGATAATCTTCTACAAGTTCCATAGTAAAATCACCATTACATATAATTTTACTAGATGTTCTTGTATTATTTTCTTTTTCTCTCCTTTTATAATCGTACTTATGGTCTGACAATCTCTTATTTAATGATTTCATGGTTGAACCATAGTATACATTACCATTTGTATTATCTATAATCTTATAAATTTTTCCATCTTGATATTTATTTGGTTGATTATTTTCTTCCATATATTATAATCAAATATATTATTTAAGTATTTTAAACTTACATTATTTTTTATTATTTCAAAACTTAAAAAAAAATCAATTATAGAATAATATGAAACCACAATTTTATAAATGTGATAAATCTTGTAATTTACAAGATTTATATAAGATAAGATTAAAACTAGATGATAAAAGTATTTCTATAATGGAAGATAATGGATACTACTTTGAATATTTTGACTGCAGAAAAGGGCAACGAGATAAAGTTGTAGATTACAATTTTAATATTATAGATTTTGATAATTCAAAATGTAGTAATAAACTTATGAAAAATACTGAAATATATGGATCCAAAGATGATTGTATGGAATTATTGGAATTCTTAAAAATGATATGGATGGATAATTCTGTAATTAGACATTTTAAAAATAAAAATTATACTTCTTGTAGTTTATATTATGAAGATAAACATAAAAGAGGTATATGGAAAAGTATAAATGAAACAGATATTAAATATCCTATATGCATATTATCTTATGGAAGATATACAAATACTACAGGATTTACTCATTTAACACTTTGTAGAAGTAAAATAAAACATACTATTTTTATTGAACCTTGTCAATTTGAAAAATATGATAAATGGATTAATAAAGAATTTGCTACTTTACATCAAGTATCAGGGAATTTTCATGAAGAAAATATGGGAATAGTATCTATGAGGAATTATTTACTTGATTGGGGTTTACAAAATGGATTTGAAAGAATTTGGATGCTTGATGATAATATTAAAAGATATTCAAGATTTTTTAATGGATTTAAAGACCATGTAGAAGGAAATCATATTTTTACAAGTGTAGAGAATTATATTGAAAATTATAATAATGTAGGATGTGTATCTCATAATTTTCATCCTTTTATTGTAGAAGGTGCTTCTCTTCCATGTTTAGTAAAAAATGGAAAATGTTTTTCATCACTACTTATATTAACTAGACCTGATTTAAGATTTAGAGCAAAATATAATGATGACCATATTTATTCTATGGAATGCATACAAAAAGGTTTATGTAATTTATGTTTTAATCATATATTATATGATAAGATTACTAGTGGACTTACAAAAGGAGGTTTAAGAGAAGTACTTTATAAATGTACTAAAAATACAAATGGAAGTGGTTATAAAGATAAATATGATTATATGGTTTATTTTTGTAAATTAATGATACTTGAAAATAAACTAACACTTAAGGAAAATAAAACTATTGATGATTTAATTAAACCATGGAAATTACAATCAAAAGATTATCATGCTAGAGTTTATTATAATACATTAAAAAATCATGGGATAAATAATATTATAAAAAAAGAAGAAGTTAAACATTATGATAAATGTAATTTTCTTTTTATAAATAAATAATCGGTTGAAGGAATTTCATTAAATTTAATTAATGCAGTATAACACGATAAGAACATTAAAAAATCACTTGCTTTTACTTTATAACAATCATCAACCATTTTTGATATTTTTAAACAATATGATTTATAAAACTTTATTTGAGATTTTATATTCATTCCTCTTTGTAATCCATCCATAATTAATTGTTTACTCATAATATCGTACATTTCATCTAGATTATCTTTGTCTACTGGATATTTTCCTACTCTTATATTATTGTAATATACATAAAATTTATATTTATATTTCATCTTATTATATATATTATTTTCTATACTTTAAATAGAAAAGATAGTAATTATAGTCATTATAGTCATCAAGTTTCAGGTTGAATAAAATAAAAATTATATGATAAAATATTTCTGCTCCAGAAATAAGATTACTATCATTACTATCATTACTATAATTACTATAATATCACCATAAATAATTGTAAGACCAATAATTAGATGTATCTTTTAATTTATATGTAAGTTGACCTTGTTTATTCTTGATTCCAGATGCTCTTGCTCTATATGATTTTCTTTGTTCTTTTGTAGCAGTTCTACTACGCCAATCTACCATCCCCTTATAACCAAATCCAATTTTTTTAAAACCTTTTTTATTATCTGCTTTAACATATACAAAATATTTATATCTTGATTTTGTTTTATTTTTCCATGGTTTATATAATATAGGTTTTCCATCTTTATCCAAAGGCATTATATATTATATTATTTTTTTTTTACTAAATGTATTTTATCAATTTTATATGCTTTTGAAGAAGGATTAACTGATGCATAGACCCTTGAATACCCCCATGCTTCAGCACTTTTTATTTGTGGTCTTACTGATTGTGGATTTGTTTTGAATGCTCCAACACCTTTATTAAATATAGTTTGTAAACCAGATTTTTTATATCCAGTTAATTTTGATATTTCTGTTAATGTATTAGATTTCTGTAAAGGTTGTTTATATTTTTTATTAAATTTCATTTTGTAAGTTTGAACCATTATATATATGGAACATAAAAAAAAGTAAATTTAAAAATTGTAAATTACAATTATACATTATAGACTTCAATAAATCCATCTTGGAGACGAGCAATACGAAGATATTCACAGAAACTTCTCATTACATTTACATTTGCTTTTAAATCATTTGCTTTAATATGTACTTCTATTCCCCTGCTTCCTACACGACCTCCAGTAAGACGAGTGGACTGGAAGAAGAAATTCCCCTCAAGTCCGTCCCCTTGAACCCTTCCTTCATAAGTTCCACCAGTAATAATATTACCAGCATTACTATATTCTTGTTCTGTAATAAATGGAACTCCTTCTGCATCAGTTAGTAGACTAAATAATCGTGCTGTATTTTGGACATTTGTAGGAAATTCAAATCTATCATTATACCGAAGATTAAATTCAATATCACCAAGTACACCAGTTCCACTTTTAGCAAGTCCAAAAGATACACCAGTTCCAGCAAGACTAGTTTCACCCTGCCCTGACTGATTAAAACATGTAAGAACACGAGATACGAGGCGGTTCGCCATACCAACATTCCTTACAATATTTCTCATTCCTGCTTGACTTACAGATGAAGAAGCAAGACGATAATCAGGGAAACTAAATGATAAATCTTTATTTGCTTCTGCATAATCACTCATTTCACTACCATCCCCAAAATATAGATAATCAGCACAAAATTTTAATTCATTTCTATCAACTAAAAAGGGTTGACTATTTGCTTGACCATTAGCAATAAATCCACGATGATTAATAGATGGATGAAGAGTTAATTCAATACTAATTGCTTCTTTAAACATATATAAAGGAAGTTGATGCTGTTTCAGGAATGGAAATAAATCACTTAAATCAATTTGATAAACTGGACTTTCTGCTATAAGTGAAGCACTTGTATTATTCATGACGGCGAAAGGTTGCATAAGTAGACCTGCTTCACCAGAGGAATATTCACGACCATTACATAGACCATAACTAC